CACCGCCATCTACAACGATGCCGTCGCCAACACGACCGCCATCTGGAACGAGACTCAGGTCGATCTGGCAAACCGTGAGGAATGGTACCGGCTTCGTCTGGCGAGGGGCTTTCCGGTGCTGGTGGCGGACGTGGACGGGCAGGTTGCCGGCTATGCCTCCTATGGCGACTGGCGTGCCTTCGAAGGCTTTCGCCACACAGCCGAGCACTCCGTCTACATCCACCACGACCACCGCGGCGCAGGCCTCGGCCGCCAGCTGATGACGGCGCTGGTCGCCAATGCGGGAAAACGCGGCATCCATGTGATGATCGCCTGCGTCGAGGCCGGCATGAAGGAGCTCCCCGCCGGCTGGGTGGTCAAGGCGAACGACATCACCGAAGAGCAGCGTCGCCGATTCATCCTCATCGACAACTCCCCCGACGGCATAGCCGGCGAGTGGGATTGGGATATGCTGGCGAATGAATGGGAGATGGAAGATCTTGAGCGTTTTGGCCTCGACCCGCCTAATTCATGGGATCAGATCGACGAGGTACAGGCCCCACACATTATGGATGGCGACCGCAATCCCATTCAAACAATGTCCTTCACGCTGAGCGACCGTCAAGTGGAACTCGTGAAGGAGGCCTTAAAGCGTGCGAAAGCGGCTGGTCCTTTTGCCGACGAGGACAACGAAAACAGCAACGGAAATGCTCTTTCTCGTATGGCGGAGCAGTATCTTGGCTAAGGCAAAAGACATCAGAATCAAGCCCATAAGCAGGCAGGATGCCGACCGCATCGTAAAAGCCGTACACTACAGCGGAAAGGTTGTGAGAAACAGCCAAATCCACCTCGGGATCTTTCTCAAAGGGCGATGCGGCGGGGCGATGCAGTTCGGACCGTCCCTCGACAAGCGTCGCGTTATCGGGCTCGTGAGAGGAACCAAGTGGAATGAATTTATAGAACTCAACCGCATGGCTTTTGCTGACTGGCTACCAAGAAACAGCGAAAGCCGCGCTATTGGATATTCCATGAGGTGGCTCCGAAAACAATACCCTCACCTGAAATGGGTTATCAGCTTCGCGGACGGAACGCAGTGCGGGGATGGCACGATATATCGCGCCAGCGGGTTTCACCTCACCGGATATTCGTCGGGCTCCTTGTGGGTTCTCCCAGAGAGCTTGGCAAAAATCTACGGGAGCAAAACAGCGCATAAAATGGCGATACAAGACAAGAGCTCAAGATTGAGCGAATACATCTTAACCCAAACCAAAGGCAAGAACTGTACAATGGAGAACTATGTGAAGCGGTTTGGGGGCCATATCGCTGATGGGTTCATGTTCCGATACATCTATTTTCTCGACCAGACTTGCCTTGAAAACATCACCGTACCGATTCTCCCCTTCTCGACAATCGGAGAAATAAATGGCGGGATGTATCGCGGAAAGCCAATTGAACGCGCGTCAAGCATAGAAAGCGATGCGCCCGGCGACCAACCGGGAGAGGGCGGTGCAAATCCGACCGGCGCGCTCCACTATTCATAACGTTGCGGCTATAGGAGTTTGCGATGGCGGCACCAAAAAGGACGCAAAAGCAGCGCGAAGCGGACTTTGTGCGTCTTGGTGAGATGTACGTCAAGGGTTGGACTCACGCCGCGATTGCAGAGGTGATCGGCGTGAGCCGACAGATGATTTCCCGCGACGTGAAGGATTTGCTGCAACGCTGGCGGGACGACACCGCGCTGGCGATAGACGAGTACAAGGTTCGAGAGCTGCAAAAGATTGACCGCATGGAGCGGGAGGCGTGGTCTGCTTGGGAGCGGAGCTGCGAAGGCAAAGAGAAGAAGATGCAGCGTCGCGGCATGACATCCGGCGGCGAGGTGGACGTGAAGGAACAGGTCTTGACCGCCACGTGCGGCGATCCGAGATTCATGGACATCATCTTGAGGTGCATCGACCGCCGCTGCAAGTTGCTTGGACTGGACGCGCCGCAGAAGGTGGACGCGAGCGTTCGGCGTGACCCGCTCGAGGAGCGGTCCGAAGAAGAGGTGGCGGAAATGATGAAGGTGGTTCTCGACGAGTTCGTTGCGGACAAGGCGCAAACGAGGGTGGTAGATGAATGACCGACGCCGCTTTGCTTCCATCATCGGCTCCGTGGCGATTGCGTTCGCCTTGGGGGTTGTAATGGGCACGCTGCATGATACCTACCGGGACTCGGCGAAACGCATGTTCGGCGCATTCTTCGTGATGCATCCGCCTGCGGAAAACTATGTTCGCGGTCGCCACACCATCGGCATCATCAACGAATGCCAGGCGGCGACGGACGCGATGCGGCGCGGCGAATGCTACTACGGGATCGTGAACGTGGCGCCTCGGCACGGCAAGAGCGACATCGTGAGCCGTCGGTATCCGGTGTGGCATATCGGCAACTTCCCGGATCACGAAGTCATTCTCGCCAGCTACTCCGGCGAGCTCGCGACCGACATGAGCATGGCTGCCCGTGCGTGCATGAAGGAGACGTCGTACCTGTTCGGCAACGAGCCCGCGCAAGACCGGATGCGAAAGAACAGCTGGGGCATCAAGGACCGCAAGGGCGGCATGAACGCGGTCGGGCTCGGGGGGTCGATTACCGGGCGCGGGGCGCACCTGTTGGTCATCGACGACTACATCAAGAACAGGGCCGAGGCCGAGAGCGAAGGGCTCCGGAACGCCGTATGGGAATCCTTCCGAAACGATCTGTTCACTCGACTCGCTCCGGTCCATGCGGTCATCATCGTTCCCGCAGTTCAAGATCACCCGCTACCCGGCGCAAGACGAGGGCGGGAAATGGTTGTTTCCGCAGCGGTTTTCCGAGTCGGACTACCTCCGAATCAAGGCTGCCGTCGGCTCCTATGCATGGAACGCCCTCTACCAGCAAGACCCGGCGCCCAGAACCGGCAATCTGCTCCGCGCCGATCTCGTCAACTGGATCGGTTTCGACGACATCCCGGAAGGTCTGCAATGGCGGCGGGGGTGGGACGTGGCATCGAGTGGGAAGGAGCGCATCAAGGACGATCCCGACTTCACGGTTGGCACGATGGCGGCATACGACGGGAAGACCCGCCGCATCTACGTGCGGGACGTGACACGGGGCCAGTGGAGCACGTTGAAGCGCGACGACCGGATGGAGCGCACCGCACGGGAGGATGCGCGGGACGGCGTCTCTCGCCAGTACATCGAGGCGGTCGGCGGATACGTGGACACGTTCCGACGCATCCAGAACACGCTTCGCGGCGTCTCGGTGGTGCGCAAGGTCAACCCGGACACCGACAAGGTTTCGCGGGCGAGCCTGTTGGAGCCGATCTTCGAAGCCGGGAACGTCTTCGCGGTCCGGGCGCCGTGGAATCAGAAATGGCAGTCGGAACTGCTCGCGTTCCCCTCCGGGAAGCATGACGACCAAGTGGACAGTCTCGTGATCGCGGTGCATGACCAGATCATGCGCGGCGGTGGCGCGACCGTCACGGTGGTGTAGGAGCCTGATGATGGGCCTGTGGGAATGGTGGACCCGGTTCGGCATGGATCGCCTCGCGTCTGCGCAACGTCGCAAGACGCAGGATGAAATCTATGAAGGCTGGCGCGGCCTCGAGGTCATCCTCGGCGACATCGAATTCGCAGACTCCGACGATCTATGGGGGAGGCTGTCCCAGAAGGGCAAGATGGACGCATACGGCAAGCACCCCCTCGTACGGGCCTGCTGCGCCGTCATCGTGCAGGCGTTCCGGGAGGCGACCCCCGAGGTCGGGGCCGAGAACGCCGATGGAGAGTGGGAAGCGACGCGCGACCACCCGCTCCTGTCGCTGCTGAATGATCCAAACCCCGACTACACGCGGAGCCAGTTCGACGAGGTGCGCATTCTCCAACGCCTGCTCGCCGGCGAGTCCTACGTATGGGAGTGGCGTAACGCCATGGGCCAAGTCGTGGAGTTGTGGCCGATCCCCCCGCAGCACGTGAAGCCGATTCCGGCCAAGACCCTGAAGCAGACGAGCACGCGCGAGGGGCGGCTCATTTCGCATTTCGAGTGCCGGCTACCGGGCATGAAGACGGCGTTCCCCATTCCGGCGAACGACATGCTGTGGGATCGGTTCATCGACCCGACGAGTTTCACCGGAGTCTCCAGCCCGCTGGACGCCGCGTACCATGCGTACCGGCTCAATGAGGAGAAGGACAACTACATCCTCGAAATGCTCGAGAACTACGATACCCCGGCGGTCATCTATTCGAGCAAGGAGCAGATGTCGCCGCGCGAGAAAGAAGACTTCCGGGCTGCGCTCCGGCAGCTTGCGGGCAAGGGAACGAAGAAGCGCGGCTCCGCGTTGCTGCTGGATGACGACATGCAGGCCGAACCCGTCCAGCCCCCATTGCGCGACATGGATTGGCCGGGCCTTTCGAGCATGGTCGAGAGCCAGATTTGCAGCGCGTTCGGCGTCCCGCCCCTGTTGGTCCACGCCCGCGTGGCGCAGGAAAACAGCCCGCTGTCGAGCCCCAACCTCGAGGCGGCCGAGCAGGTCTTCTACCGCGGCACCATGTCGGCGTTGTGGCGGCACGATGCGGAGATGCTCACCGGAGGACTGATTCTTGGTGAGCAGTACGATCAAAGCCTCGAAATCAGGTACGACAACTCCGGCATCCGGGCGTTGATGGACGACATGGCCGAGATCGCCACCTACTGCGACATGGCGGTCCGGAACAGCGTCATGACGATCAATGAGGCCAGAAAGCGCCTCGGATTGCCGCCGGACGACGCGCGTGAAGGCGTCTACCTCGTGCCGACGGGCATGATCGAGATGCGCGACGGTGAACCCGTCATGCCGGCGCCGGAGCCGAATGAAACCGAATCGGGGGAAGAGCACGAAGAGGAATGGGAGGAAGATGACGATGAAGAATCGTGACGTATTGACCGCACTGTTGGTCATGGCGGCGTTGCTTGTCGCCGGATGCGCGGCCCCGTCGCTCGGATTTCGCATGACCATGAATCAGGAACGGGCCATGCTTCGAGCGGCTGCCGACAACGCCTTCACGCTCGCGCTGGACCGGATGGAAAGCCCCGCTGCGGCCGAAGAGTACCGGGCGCGGGCGCACGCCGTCACGCTGTCCGTGCTGAAGATGCTTGAAGGCCGGAACCCCGTCGACTTCAAACCCGCGCATATGCGGGAGCAGATCAAGGCTCATGTCCCTGCGGAGTACCACACGCTCCGGGACCACCTGTTGTCGGCTATCGACTCGTTCGACGTGGACTGGGAGAAGGCTCTCGGCCCGGTCAACATCGACCGGCTGCGGGCCGTCTGCTACGGCGTGCTGCGAGCGTCGTGGCGATACCGCGAAGACCATCGTCCGGATTACGTGCCCCCGCCCCCTGCCGAGACGTGCGCGGGCGAGTATGTCGGAGACTGACGAATGAGTGCGACCGCCACCCCATTCGCGGTGTTGCCGGAGCCTGTCGAGATCGACGGGCGGCTCCGGTATCCGGTGCGAGCGCATGACCCCGCGTTCGCGCGGCGGCCGCTCGTGCAGGCATGCACGAAAGCGCAGCGCCGGGTGGTGGTACGGAACCCGAGGAACCGACGGATCATCGGCGGATGGGCGCGGAAGATGGGCCAGCAGGTGCTGCTCGCGTTGAACGAGCAGCTGCGGCAGGCGTCGAACCGCGTCAAGCAGGGGCGCGACCCCCTGCCGGTCGGCTGGGGGGAGAACTGGGCGGCCATGATGCACCGACTGCAACGGCCCGTCCTTCGCGGCGCCGGGGACGATGGCTTCGACTTCGGCGGGGAGGTGCTGTCCGGAGGCCGGAGCGGCAAGGCATTCGAGGGGGCGGTCGAGAAGTCTTCTGCGGTCGCGACCGGCGCCGACGACGAGGACGGCTACAACGTCGGAATCCTCGAAGACGGGGAACACCATCGGCGCATCGACGGATTCCTGGACGAGGTGGCGAGCGCGCACACGAAAACGAACGCGAAGCGCATCCAGCGCATCCATGACAAGGCCCGCGAGTCGTGGAACGCGGAGAAGAAGACGGGTTGGACGCCGCGCGACATTGCCAAGGAGTTGCTCACGAAGGGGCTTGCGCAGAACCGCAGCCATGCCGTCATGATCGCCCTCACGGATACGGCGTGGGCGTTCAACGCGGGGGCGCGGGCGCGATACGAGCGAGCGGGCGTGGGCGCCCTCGAGTGGATGACGACGCACGACGATTCTGTCTGTCCGTTCTGCGCCGGCATGGACGGCGTGAAGGTCAGGACGAGCGACCCCTTTTGGGAAGCGGGAAGCGAATACGGCGTGGAAGTGAACGGGAAGCTCCGGGTGATGAAGCTGCCTTATGAGACGAGTCACCCGCCTCTACATCCCAACTGCCTTGTTGGTGAAACGCCCGTCGTCGCCCCTGACAAGGTCGCCGCATTTGTCGCCACCTACAGCGGCCCGGTAATCGAGATTGGACTTTCCGATGGCCGTCGGTTGACCGTCACCCCGAATCACATGTTCATGACGCCTGTCGGCTTCGTCGCCGCAACCATGCTTCGAGAGGGCGACGACATACTCGACGGCTCCGCGTTTCATGGGGTACTCCTTCGTGACCCAGATGATGACTGTCAGCCAACCCCGATCCGCGAGGTAGTCGAGACGCTTGCGGAATCTCGCAGCATGACGACCATTCGCGTGCCAAGCTCCCCCGAAAACCTCCACGGCGATGCGCGGTTCTGTAACGGCTACATCGATATTGTAGCGCCCGACAGCTTTTTGCGGGGTGGCGCAGAGGCCTTCATGGCGGAGTTGAAAACAAAGTTCGGCCTCTGCCGGACTGACGCCGACTTGTCTTCGCTCGCGAGTCGCGGCGATCTTCTCTCTGTGCTCGTCGCTTTGGCGTTTGCCGGAGACGGCGGCGTGCGCGGCGTCCGTCAATCGCAGGCGCTCTTCGGCAGACAACCCCTGCATGCGGAGACTGCCTGCCTCGGACAAACCACGGACGGCGACGCCGCTTTCTTCCAGACGCAGGCGGATGACGTTGCGGCTGACGTTGAACTCCTCGGCCAGCGCGTACTCGGTTTCTCCGGTCTCGTACCGTCTGACAATCTCCTCGACCGGCAGAGACTTTCGGCGGTCGCGAACCTTGACGCCGTTCCTCTTGAGAACGCGGAAAATGGTGCTGATTCCGTAGCCGGTGCGGTCGGCGTCCGTGATCGCGGGCCAGCGGAAGGTCACCAGCCCGGTGCCGTTCTGCTGCGCCGAAAGGCTCGTTACGGTGCTGGGCAGCTGCGACTTGCCGGCCACCGTGTGCCCGGTGACGGTGGCCCACGCCGACTTGGGGCCGAGCGGGTTGGCAGCGCGCACGCGCACGTCGTAGGCC